GCAGATGCTTCTTCATTCCTACGGCTGTAGCCAAATACGCCCATGGCTGCTACTGAGATGGAAGCCCCTGCAATTGCTGCTACTAGCTCGATCATGGGGCAGCAGCAATGGGTCTCGACGATGCGCCTAGTCTAACGGCTCAGAATCCTGCTGAAGTGCTGCCATTGCTAAAAAACTCCACCCCGTTAACAGGAGCAGGCTCAGGGATATGATTCCAATTACTGTACGCATTATTAGCTCCAGGGTACGCCTTGCGCCTTGGTTGGTGCTGCCTGCTCATCTAGCTGCACCTGTAATGCCGCTTCAATTTCTTCTATTTTCTCATCACCGCCAAGCTTTTCCTGCACCCAGCCAATAACAATTTCAGGAGTTAGATCAGCAAATGGGATGATGTTATCTGGATCGGGCTGCTCCAGGCCAATTGAACCATACGCACTGGCAGAGTAGGTGCCGTCATTAGCAGCAACCGTGTAGTGGGCGGTGTACACCACGCCATCGGCGGTGTTTCTCTCAAGTTGAGCAATGCCCCAAGTAATAGTGGTTGTCATAACGAATGAGATTTACAGGTTGATTGTAGCAAACCCGTGGAAATCCACGGGGTTAGTAGTGGCGTTGACTACGCGCTTAGGGGAGGTGACTACGAAACTGTCACATCGCTTACACTAACTATTCTCGTATGGTAGGTAACAGTACCGGCAATACCTGTACTTGTTGTACCGGAACTAGGGTTGTCAACCGTTATTGTAATGTAAACATTTTTACTTGCATTGTCTGTTCCTGCGTCAGTGCTAATTGCCCAAGTAATAGTAGGAGCGGCAGCCCCCGCGTTAGAAAGGTTTTGGTCTGTACTTACTAGACCAGCAGAAATAGGATTATTAGCATCACTTTCCCAAAATCTACTTATTGAAAAGTACACTTTCCCATACACCGATCTGTTGGCTCGGCTTGAGGACTGCCTAGATGCTTCGATAACGTAAGAAATTTCTCCGCCTATGTTTGTCCTAGCAGTAAAAGCAGTGCCGCCGGGAACGGCAAGTGTTAAATAAGTGGTTGCAACTGCATCAGTAAGGTCAAGGTCTTTTGAAAATTCACGCTTAACTAAACCTCCTATCGAAAGGGAAGTAGCGGCTTGAATGTTTGCGCCCGAAACGGCAGTAGAAGTCCCCACCAAAAGTCTGCCGGAACTGTCGATGCGGGCTACTTCAGTGCCGCCTGTCGATGCAGCGATGGCATCTGCCGAGGGGCTAAATACACCTGTGTTCAAGTCCCCAGTGAAAGTTAGCGATGGCGTAGAAGCTGATGCAAGAGGCACCACTAACGCACCAGTCATGGTGTCGCCAGCTTTCAGCACGTTGCTAGATGCAGCGCCAGTTAATGCAGCAGTGATGGTGCCAGCAGTAAAGTTACCGCTTGCATCTCTTGCAACGATCGCCGATAAAGTGTTTAAATTTGTTGCGGTAGTTGCACTATTGCTGACCTTTAAAGCCGTTGCGATGGTGGCAAGCTTAGTGTCAACAATAGCAGCCGAGGCATTGATATCTGCGTTAAGTATTGTGCCATCTAGCAGCATTGTGCTAGTAACCGTGCCGGTGTCGCCAACAGTGACGACATTGCTGCCGCTTTTGGTTAGTGCCCCAGTTACAGCAACAGTGCTATCAAATGTTGCTGCGCTGGTAACGTCTAACGTGCCAGGTATATCAATATTGCTAGCCCATTCAACGCCAGTACCGGCGGCATCAGTTTGTAGTAATTGTCTAGCAACGCCATCAACTAATTTGCTAACTGAGATTTCAGCAGTTGCACTAATGTCAGCATCAACAATTGTGCCATCTAGCAGCATCGTGCTAGTGACAGTGCCAGTGTCGCCTGTTGTTATTACCGTACCACTTACATTAGGCAGTAGAATTGAACGATCAGCCGTTGGGTCGACTACATATAATGTGGTCTCAAAAGCATCAGTAGTAGCGCCTTCATATACAATGGCAATGCCAGTATTAAGTGCTAAATTACCAGTTAATGTGCCTCCTGCTAACGGTAATTTTTCATCGTCAAGTTCTTGTAACGCCAACTGCACGTTTGTGCTTGCAATATTACCGGCAGGGCTAACCTGTATATTACTTGCAAGTTGAGCCGTTACAGTGTCTGATACATCTAGCAATACCCAAGTTGTGCCGTTAGACAGCAACATGTCTGGCGGCGATAATGCAACGGTAGGTGCCGGTGCAGTGCCGGTGCCTGGCTGGTCAACAACAACGTAATGACTTTTATTCGCAGTAACTGGTGATGTCAAAGCACCGCCAACAGTTAGACCGATAGCTGCACCTTCAGTGGTAATAGAAGTGATTAAATTGGTGCCTGCATCATAAGTACCAGAAAATACTACCTGCCCGTAACTAACGCCAATTGGTTGATAGACGTTGCCGTCCCACATGTACAACGTTCTGTTCAGCGGGTTGAAAAAGAGCTGGGAAATATAATCAGGAGTTGTTGGAAATACTTCGCTGATTTTACCTGTTGCGTAATTAGCTAATTTTGGGCCTGTAATAGTATTAGCGCCATACCTATCAAGGGCTAAGGTGCCGCTTGTAATTTGTGACGTTGCAATGTTTGGTATGTCGCCTGCCGATAAAACCGTGCCAGCAGTTGCAACGCCTTTGCTATTTATTGTTAGTTTTGTATATTGACCCGCAGCAATACCACCTTGAGTTGCAAGCGAAATCGTTCCAGTGGTAACACTAAAATCACTGCCTGCAATAACACCGCCTAATACTGCATTAGTCGCGGCAGTTACATCTAAGATGCCGTTGCCGTCTACTGTTAAACCTGTTCCAGGCCGTACGGCACCTCTGACGCTACTGGTGGCAATCGGCAAATCCGCGCCAGCTAAAGCAACCGTGCCAGTGATATGGCCCTGTGCGTTAAAAGTGAACCCGCTTGTTGTGCCAGCCGTGATGCTACTGGTGTGATTTAATACGCCGCCGCCTGTAACGCTAAGTCCGGTGCCGGGTGACATTACGCCAACAGTGCCAGATACTGCGATCGGCAAATCCGCTGCTGCTACTGCTGCGCCAACGGTGATATGGCCTCGGGTATCAACCGTCAGCTTTGTGTACGTGCCAGCGGTGACGCCACTGGTTGCGTGTTCAAGGCTGCCAGTACCAGCATTACGAGCAATCGGGCTGGTTGGTGCCACCAGTTGCAGATTGCTGGAGCTAACCGTTACACCACCTGTAGCTGGGATTGTGCTGGTATCTAGTTTGGATACTGCCACCGTGCCAGCCGATAGATTCGTGCCGCTGATGCCGCTGAGGTTTACCTTGGCTACTGGTATTGACGCATCATCTACTAACGCAGCGCCTTGTTGCACTAAATTTTTAACTGTAATTTTCTTGGTATCGCTTGCAGCAATTGAATACAACGGCAATACATCTGCTGCTGCTGGCGTTACTTCAGCGTTTAGCTGATCTATGCGCTGGTTAGCCATTTACAAGTCTTCTCCAAGCTCAAGGATGTCCGCGTCAGCGGTGCTTAGAACCATTCTATCACCCGCAGAGTTAAGTAACAGGTCGCCCCAGGTGGTAGTTTGCACTCTCAGCTTGATTTCGCCAGTAGTAACAAACGTAAATCGGCTTTCAATTATATCGCCAGCAGTGCATTGGATAGCTGCATTAGTCATAACGCCGCTGATCTCATACCAAACAGAATCATTTCCAGCATTAGCACCTTGTGCTTGGCCTTCAGTCAAGATATAAAGATTAGCTTTAAAATCACTGCCAAACTGTTGACGCAATAATAAGTTATGCAAATACACTGCAATTTCAGTTTGCCCTGCGGTTGCATAATCAAAAATACAGTCGATACTGCCTGATCCGGTAATCAAGGTGCTGTATTGATTCCTAAATTCATCGCCTAAACTAGAAGTATCTACAGCCTCACGATCAGTTGATAATTCAAACCGTATAATATTTGCTAATAACCTAGGCACTGAATTAAGGATTTTGCAGCTTATCGCAATGTCTGCGCCAGGTACAGCTAACGCAACTCTATTGTTTGAAGTGCCAGCAATAGCATCAGAGTACGTATTATATAACCGCAACCCGCCAAGTTGGTCTACATTAACAAACCAATTGCCTTTAGAATACGCCCACCCTGATACGAATGATAATGTAGAAGCACTGCTAAATTCTACAAAATCACCTGTTACAAAAGCACCAAAGCTAAAATCAAAGCTAAACATTCCTAGCGTTGTATTAACATCAACAGCCCTAATGGTGCCTGTAATTGTATCACCGCTATCTCTGGTAAGTTCTATATTACCAGCATTACCTAAGTAAACGGTCATAGCGTTACGCCCGTTGGTGCGCCAGTAAATTGGAACTGGATGCTAGCCTGCATTACTTCACCAACAGCACAACTTAATTCTGCGCTGGTAATGATGCAACTACCTTGAATGAGTTTGGTGCCCCAGCCAAGTTTGATAGTTAATATATCAGATTCACTAACTACAGCAGTTTTTACCACACGCTCTAGCAATGAAACCGGTGCTGAATCATAATAAAACACAGTGGCGCTACCGCTTATAGTTCTAAGCCCTGGAACATAGCTGCGGTCACTTTCTGTTAATACTGTGGTTTCAAGCGTATCAACCGTGGAACTTACGCTCCAGTTGCTGACCTTAGCTACTTGAGTACCGTTATAGGTTAAGGTGCCATCTTTGCCGCTGTAATAAGTCATGCGTCAAGCACCCCTGTTAACTTAATTGTAACCGACATACGACCAGGCTTTACACTGTTGAATTGTGGCGGCTCAGCGTAGCGATACTGCAACCCGAATGGTGCTGCTGAAAATCTATTGGTGCTGCTGAGTTCCGTGATCCCTGCATCAAAACCGGGGTTACCACTTTTGCTGGTGCTACCCAAGCCAAACAGCCCCAATGTGCCACGGCAATTAGCGTAATGGTCATGGATCAAAGCTGCATCGGCATCGCTGATATTGTCAAAGGACAATGATAGTTCTGTATTACTGCGCCTGTTGCCATATTGCACACGGATTTCCATGCCGTTCTGTGCTGTAAACGTAGTACCTGGAAAATCGCCTGCATTTAGCGATCGTGAGGTAGGGGCAATACTAGGAAAAACCGGACCGACAAAACTCATTGCTCGTTTTGCACCTCAAATAAGCTGTCATCTAAGTTTAGGTAGGTGATCTTGCCGCTTGGCTCTTGCGGTACATGGCTGCCAGTTATTTCTACCATCCCTTCATCATAACTAATGAGTTCAGCCTTGTATACCCGTGCGCTTTGGGCGTCTGCATACACCGTAAAGACTGCGCCAGCGAATTTATTATCCGTCACATACCCATTGCCATCAATTGTCATGGTGCCTTGCTCAACTTCCAGCTTCCCAGATCGCCACCAGTAAACCGTATTTGAGCCGGTTAATTCGCTGCTGGTTACAACTCGGCCATCATCCAATACATAACCGTTTTGGAATTGATCCACATGCCTTGCCTGGCTCGCAAGTTTAAAATACGCCCCAGGCGCAAGTGCTGAGCCTTCCGGAAATGTTTTAAAGGTAACAGTATGCGTTACATAACGGCGCGTTTGAATTAGCAATTTAGCAAAATCAACTGCATGGGCTGCGCTGGTGCAAAAGCCAGTGAAATCCACTGCTTCCACTGGTGCTGATTCTGAATCTGTTTGCTGTGATTCAGCTAACCGCACAAGGATATTACGTGTTTCAGCAAAGCCATCTTCTACCTCATCGCGTAATGTAATTAGTACTTGCGGCGCTAAACGTTGCTCTGCTGGATACCAACTTACCTCCAGCGAATCTTCAATGATATTGCCATCGGTAAATAGCGCTGATATTGTAGGTAACCGGTCATAAGCGCCAGATAATGTGTAGCCCTGCAAGCCTTGGGGAGGACTTACTGGGAATGTTGGTTGCAAGGATAACTTGCCGCCTAAAATAAGGAAATCCAAGAAGAAATATGCTGCATTTTCGTAAGCCCATTCGCGGATATTAACTGGTGATGCCAGCACCCCATCCCAGAACCATTGGTTAGCAATACAAACTTTACAAGCCTCCTGGAAGCCAGGCCAGTCAATCATTGATTCAGGTATTAGTTTATTTGCACCAACCAATGGTGATCGCAATAAAGCACGTAGTATTTCAGGGAATAAATGCGTAGGGCCGATGATGCCAGAGGTTGGCGAATAGCCTGTTGTGGTGCCGGTTGATGGATCAACCATCCGCACCGTTTCACGGCCTTGCTTAGCGTAATAAGTAAGATTACTAAAATCGCTCCACTCTTTACCGCTACGTAATTGCAAACCTATCATTGCCATGCGGTCATATTGCGGTGCAAATTCTTCTGGTCCGTATAAACCTTTTCTGTAATTTATCCGTTGCTCATTGATATAAACTACTTGGTGTTCAGGACCATTCTGGTGGCTGCCTTCTTGCTGGTCATAATAGTAAACATCTGTGACAGCATCGAAAGGTTCAGATACACGTAGCTGAGCAGTAGAGCGAAGCGTCGCAACTCTCATTGGAGGTAGCGAATGAGCGGTTCCAACTACTTGAATATTATCTCCGATTTTATAATTAGATCCCCTGTCTCGAACAATTACATCAGCTATCCAGACGTTTGATCCTTCTGTAACAACACTTACTTGCGCCTGCACCGTTCCGTTTATTGGTGTTGCCGAATTAGGAGGTTTATCTAGTACATAGGTGCCTGAAGCACCCCCCGTAGAACGAACAATCGTGACAAAACTTCCAGCTAAATTTGCATTAGTCCACATGTAACCTATTCCACCTGTATCTATGTAACCTGCATTATAACCAGTAATATTTAACACTTGGCTAGTTAAACTCATGCTTACTGTTATTGTGCTTCCAGTGTCGGGATGTGTAAAAACGGCTTCATTTGTATGACGTTGGCCTAATCCATCTGGATATGGTGCTCCTAACACATCTGTATGTAGCCAACGTGTACCAAAACCAATTATTACTGTACCTTTTGGTTCCTGAGTCTCAGTTACATATGAACTTGCGCTTACTGTTAAGCCGCTACCAGGTCCTCCGGTAGTAGTGTTATAAACCGTTGGCGCTATATAACCGGTGGTTGAATATTCAACAGCTCCTAATGATTCGACAGCTCCTTCCGTGGGTTTACCGCCGTAATACATAACGCTATTTGTTGCTGCTTGTTCTTCTATCATTTCTCTATATCCTTTGTAATAAACTGTAACCGGTCCCAGAGCTGTATCTACTGTGTGGTGTACCGGGCCGCCAGATCTTGCATCTAATACGCAGATTGGGTTACCGGCCCCCTTGCCATAAGTAAGATAACCCCCACCTGATATAGGCCGTAATCTAATTTCATACTGAAAACCAGGATTAGGCAAACGAATACGAATAAAATTAAACTGATCTATTGGTGTGCGACCTTTAACGCAAAAAGGTGAACCTGGTGCAGGATCGAGACCAATCCAGCTATCATCGCCTTTCTTGCGGATTTGAAGTCTAAAAATAGAATACCTTAATCCATACTCGGAATAACTTCCGACATTATAAGTATTACCGCCAGCTTCAAGATCACTTAATGTGCCATCATCAGGTATTGCAGCAAAGTTTGCTATGCCTGTAAATCTTTTCCATACTTGTGATTTTATGCCAATTTCAACTTGGTTTAATTTACGTGTTGTTGTTATATTAGCTAATGCTAGTTTTGAGATTGTAGGGCCATCGGCAGGGTTACTATAACTGGTTAAGATTAGCCCACGGAAATCAGGATGCGGAATTACAATTTGTTCTGACACTAACCGCACATTGCCTTCTACTAAAACTTTAAAATAGTATTTTTTACGTGTACTTGTATCCCATAAAGCGGTTGCAGGGTCGGAGCCTGTACATGTTACTTCCGCTCCACCTATCAAATAGGTTTCGCCTATTATAAGAACATCATCACATGATTGCCGATAGTTATCGTCTTTTGCTGCTATGTCCTGCACACCAAAGGAGGTAAATAAATTGATGGTGTTGTCCTCATACATATGAAATTCAATTGTATCGTTTGAATATACAAAAATATCTTTTGTTCCTTGCCCTAGCGTTTCATTATTGACTTTCATAATCCCAGTTCTGCACCCGTAGTGCGATTCAATTTTCTGTCTTTCTATAGAGGAAAGAGAATTATTTGTATATACAACACGTATCCGCTGAAATGGTAGCCGCCAATGTTGCCCATTACGCAATGGCTCTGATGTACCAAATTGCGTCATTGTTGTTGGTATTCTTACACCACTAAACAATGGTTTTGGTTCTCCTGTACTACCTAATTGCGCTTGGAATACATCT